CCGGTCAGGAACACCGTGTCGGTGAGCGTGTACGTTCCGGCCGGGATCACGATCTCGCCGCATTGAACCTTGAGCTGCGCCGTGGAGTTGGTGCAGGCACGATCCAGCGCAGCCATGATGTCATCTTGGTCGATTCCGTTCCCGCCGCCCACCTCGTCGTAGACGTAGGTCACGCCTGCGCGCTCAAGGTTCGTGATGTCCGAGGCGTTGTCGTCCACCTCGGTCTTGATCGTGTCGAGGTCGTCGGGGCCGAGCCTGTCGCCAGTGTCCCATCCATCACCACCGTCGTTTGTCCATGTGATCGAACCCGCCAGCGCGACCGAAGAGACGAGCATGGCGAGCATGACGAGCATGGCGAGCAGTAGAAAACGCTTCATCGTTTAGTCCTCACAAATAGCAAGGAAGCGACGCGGGTAACGTGCAGTTACCGCCGTCGTCCTCAAATCCGCCGCCGCCGCCATGTCCGACTACGCAACCAAACGCGCCCCACGGGCACGCTACCGCCGGAGACGCGGAAAACATCACCAAGGCGACGGTTGCGACGATAATTTCGACTAGTCGAGGTCGATCCATACAGAGTTCTCACAGACGTACAGCGTTTGGCCGGCTGCCGTGTTGTCTTTGTCCACCTGGATCGTTCCGGTATTGCAGGAGCCACCCGCTGTCGCGCCAGAGATGTCTACGACCATCGAGTCACTAGAGAAGTCGGTTGACTCGAATCCGTCGTATCTGTTCGCATCGGTGATTCCGTCAAACGAAATGCCCTGAATGGTTAAGTTCGTGACGGTGCCCGCTTGTTCCTGCATACCAAGCGGCGCGTCAGATGTGAGCATTCCCTCGTCCGCTTTTGCAAGCGTCACGCCGCTGATGACGAAACCGTCATTTGTACCAGCCCCGGACGACAGGTTGAACAAGGAAGATCCGGTAGCAAGCGCGTTCTCTACGCGACCTCCGTAGACGCCTCCACCGCTTGCCGTTTCGCCAGAGCCGAACAACCACATGAAAACGTCTCGATTCGTAATCGGGTCCACGTTGACGAAATCAGAACCATCGCAGCGGCACCAGTTCTCAGTTCCCCCACCACCAGTAGTGCAGTCAGATGCGGAAGCCGCGTCTTGAATGATCGCGGTCAAACCTTCGTATTCCGGCGTGCATTGAACCGCCAAATCGAGCGCAGAAAGTGTCGCAAACGTCCCCGAGTACCCGGCCCATTGACCATTGATGTAGACGTTTTGAAAAATCGGTGATGTGATGTCATACGCAGAAACGGGATCGGAAAAAAAAACAGACGCGACTACGCCAGAAACCTTGAACGGATCTAGAACTAGCGAAGCGGTATGGTCGTCGCGCCACGAGATGGCCGGTGCGTTTGACGCGGTACCCGCTGCGAACCCGAGTCCGCAATTCTCAAAGCTGGCGCTTCCGTAAAGCGGAGAAGTCAGCGGGGAAGCGCCCGAGGCGTTGAGCCCATCAGTCAGGCACGGCCCGTAGATATTCTTGGCTGCCATGTGGATCTCAGACGCTTTTACGTCTCCCGCAATTGCGTAGGCCGTGCCCTGAATATTCGAGTCGATGATGTTGTCGCCAAACCATGAAATTCGCTCGTGGCCGTTATTGAATCTGACGCACCCGCCAAGCACCGCGTTGCTTCCCGAGTTTGGGCGACAATCGCGGATGGTATTTCCGCGCAAAACGGTGCTTGTCGAGCATTCACGCTGATCGGTAGAAGCAGTTAGGCTGTCGTCATACGGGGCAGAGCATGTCTGAGCGGCGAAAGTGAAGGTGACGCCTCCAGTTCGCTCTCCGATGTTGTGCTCTACGACAGCGCCCCTCGACCCACGAACCTGAACTAACTCGTTGTTGACATCCGACGCTCGGTTGTTTCGGATCAGCATGTTCTCGTGCCAGCAGGTCACGGCGGACTCGTTCTCGCACTCGTTTTCGTCCATGTTCACGCCGCGGATCTGGAAAGCGACGTTGGAAATCAGCTCGGCGCGGTTAAACTCGAAGACGTTGTTCTTGGCGACGATGTCGTTTCCGTTCTCGTCGGCGGCGTCATCCTCGGTGTAAGACTCGAAGGCGTGCTTATCGCCCTCAGAGCAAAAAATCCTGTTGCCAGACGAGGCTGCGCCGGGGAGTCCGGGATTTCGACCCGACGCCAGTCCCGAACGTCTGATGTTGATGATGTCTGGATCTCCAGACAGGTCAATGTCCTCGATCCAACCAGCCGCCCACACCTTCCGAGTACTTCCGTTCTTGCGCTGAGGGTCTGCTTCATCGAGTTCGATCAAGATCCAATCATTGGCAGCGCAGTTGCTCGGAACACCTCCATTCACAATCTCGATAGCTGTAGAGCCGAGAGATTCTGCGTTTACAAGAACGGCAGAGTCTCCTTCGTGGTTGAACGATTCCCCGGTCGCGTAAGCTGTATTACCGCGAAACGTGGACCCGTTGTTTCGGGTCATGAAGAAGCCGCTGTGCGGGCTTCCTCGGACGACGTTTCCTTCGGCCAAGCATCCGTCGCAACCGCCGAAATGAATGCCGCCAAACAACGGCGTGGCCCCCCATCCGGTCCCGCCGGTGTTAGCGTCGAATGGATCAATCAGGTCGGTGTTCTCGATCATACACCCGCGGACGACTACGTTATCGGCCCCTTCCTCGTTGGCGACGAGCCTGGTTGCCGTCGAGCGGCTACGCCAGAAGTCCAGGCTGGGGCCGTACAGTCGAGCGTCCGGCTGGCACTGGAGCGTCGTGTTCGCGCCCAGCTCGATAAACGTGCTCGCATCCCAATCCAACTCTGCGCTCGCAGTCATCCACGATGAGTCGAACACGCCGACGACCTCGACGACTTTCGGACCCGTGTCAGTCAGCGCCTCGACGGCTGCGTCGATGTCCTCCAGATCCGTCACGCCGTCGCCGTTGTAGTCACCGCGGACCAGCACGTAATCGACGTTGCCGTCGCCATCTCGATCGGAAGTCTGGTTGTATCCCTCGCTTCCCCCTGACACCTGATCCCAGGAGCCCTTGATCGTAAGCGTGCCGGATCCGGCCGTGTTGATGTCTAGCACGTACCAGAGCTTTTTGGCTTCGAGCGGGTCCACCGTGCTGTCCGCCGCAGCAAGCGTCGCCAGCGCCACGCACTCGTCGTCGTTAGACAGATCGTTATCCCCAGCGCCGTCCTGCGTGTCGCAGGCGTACAGGATGGCCGAAATACTCGCGCCAAACTCAAAGTCGAGAACAGCGCCGGGGAATGCCTTGCCGATCGTATAGACACCAGCAGGATAGAGGCTTGATGTCAGATCGATCTTGTATCCGACAACGTCCTTATCCCTCTCGATTGCAATATTCTTAGGGAAAGAGTCTGCATAAGAGACTGAGCTGGCAGAGAGTGCCACAGCAAGAGCTGCAGAAAGGAAACACTTGAGGTTGATCATATTGTTACCTCAATGAAATGCGGGGCCGGAATGAACCAGCCCCGCATCTCACATTGATTACGCAGAAGCAGAGAACGGAGTGACCAGCGTTGAGCTTCCGAGCAGGACGGAACCGCTGCAGAGCCAGCCATCCGTAATCGCCGTAAGCTCAACGTAGCTGCCCTCTAGACCGCCCTTCGTCGTGCCGTTCATGGTGATGATGTCGTCATCGCCATCAGCGAAGAACGTATCGCTCTGGGCAACCGTCTCGGACTTGATAAGGATCCCACCAACGAAGTTGTCTGCGGCGGCAGTCGTAATCGTGACGTCAGTCGCAGCGACAGACAGGTAGATCCGGAACGTCAGGCCGAGATTGCAGAGCTGATCAGGACTGGTCGGATCAGAAGGCTCAGTCGCGACAATCGACGGGAGCGTGATCGCAAGATCTGCATCCTGAACAGTGATGATACGACCGCCGTGGTCAGCCGCAGTCAGAGTGATCGTCGCAGCGGCGTCAGCAACATTGACCTCATTGTTGTAGCCGTACGGATTGAACCCAGCAAGCGAACGCACCGGACCAGCGAAAGTAGTCTTACCCATTTTAGTTATCCTCGCGCATGGATATAAGGCTCAGCAGTCTGCGCGTTGTCATCACCACAACATGTGGATCCGTCTGCTGAGTTCTAGTAAATGTCTCCAGGGTCACTATACGGATAGCTAAGGCCATCCCTGGTAATTCCAGTAGCAACATAGTCGATGTTCAGTTTCGTCAAAAGCGATGTTGCGCCGTTCATCACTGCAAACGTCTCTCCGTGCGGGCCAGTGCTCGCGAGCGCGCCGTTCACTCCAGATTCTGTTGCAACATGCTTATTGTTGACATAAAAGTCGGTGACTACTTCTGAGTTACTAACTGTTCCATAATATCTAATCCTGAATCCAAACTTGAACCAGACGATATTGGAAGAGGAAAGGACACCACTCAAGTCGTACCCAGGAATTGTCGTAGATGACGTAATGGCAGTAACGCTATTCGCGTAACCGATGGTTCCATCTTCCCTGATGTGGAATCCGGTGAAACCTCCAGAATGAGTGATTTCTCCAGTTCCGCTATCGAGTGGCGTTGCGTCCTCTTTGCCGAATCCAATCAGAGCCTTGGAGTTCCAATCAGCAGCGGCGACCTGAAACCCGACACGAGTGTCGAAGATGAACTCCTTGTAGTTCATAGTGTTCGCTGACGGGGTGATCGGTCCAATTCCTTTGAACGGAGGGCTAGCCGTCGTCGCTCCTGACGGGGCGTCGATAAAACAGACCTGCGTACCTGAATCCGCGCCGACGCCTGCACTAATAACAAGAGCAGGAGACGGTGAGGAGGCGACAGTTTCAGTCGGAGCAGTCGCGGTATTGAGATCGGAAAGAGAAGCACCACGAGCCTCAAGAGTTCCATCGACTCCAGCGACGTTCCAATCCTCTACGCACACTTTGTATGGCGACCTGAATTGGTCGCCAATCGAAGTCGGGACATCATCCCACAATCCGCCTCCTACTAGAATCGGCTTCTTGTGGTGCGTTCCGTTGATATATCTACTAGACATTTATATCTCCAACAGCGATCGCCAACTGATAAAATCAGTCATTGGATAGATTTAATTAGCCATTAAGAGGGCATAGTTCAGTGAAAATGCCCCAATCAATAACAGTCACCTTCTTGTCGCGATTGAGATCGACCCATCCCAGCTCATAGGGATCAGCGTCTCCGGTGAATGCATCGATCACAATCTTGTAATCTAGAATAGTCGTGTACTTACCGTCTTTGTTCAGATCGCAGATGATCTCGCGATCGGTCAGCTCGTCCGCGTAGGACGCAGAAGAGAAGACAGTAAAAAGAGCGACAAGAAAAACATTCTTCACTTCGTACTCCTTATGGATCAAGAGAAAGGGGCGACAGGATTTCTCCTGCCGCCCCTTGGGTCGAATCCCATTCGGGATTAGGACACCTGTCCTGATCCGAAGATCCCGAGGTAGTCACTGACACCGAACGAGTACCGCTCGCGAGCCTTGTACCGGACGTTGCCGGTATCGAAGTCGCCGTCCGCGCCGGTCTCCATCGAAGTCCGCTCGAAGTGCTTCATGCCATCCGGAACGTCCGTGATGATGAACCAGTTCTTGTTGTTAGCGGAAGTGATATAGTGGTTGACATGATATCCCTCAGGAATCACACCGTTGGTGCGAAGGGCATTGATATCGTTGTCAGCCGTACCCGATCGCATATCCGACTCCAGAACGCGGGTAGCCACGAACATGTTGTACGGATGAACGATCAGCCGCTTCGGCTTGGCCGCCATCAGGAGGCCACGCTGGTCAACGAAGGCGGCGATGTCGATCACGGCCTGCTCCAGCGCGGTCTCGTTGAGATCCGTCGCCACAGACAGGACGTTCCGAACAGTGCCACCGTCGTATCGCGTGTGCGTCGAGCACAGAGCAGCACCATCACCAGCCGTGAAGTTGGTGGTGGCGAAGGCGTTGTTCAGCGTGAACGCACCCTTCGTCTGCTTCGTGTTCGCCATCGAGCGAGCCAGCGCGCGAGTGTATCGAGCCGCAATGGTATCGTACTGATTGTCCTCGACGGCTTCCTGCGTAATCGCAAAGCCCATCGCGACAGTCTCGTGCGTGTACCGAGCGGTGAAGAACTCACCCGCCGAATCGTACGCGATCGAGGCACCCTCAGCCTTCACCGGGGCAGTCCCGAATCCAGCAAGAGCAACCTCTTCCTCGTACGCCCTGGTTGACTTAACCGGGGAGCCATAGATCATCGGACACTCGTCCGCGTACTGAGCGTACTCCAGACCGAACAGCGCGTTCAGGCCGGGAATAAGCTCCTTCATCATTTGAGCGCGTGAAATCGCCATGATTCAGTTACTCCTTCCTAACCTAGAGGCCAGTCGAGCGCAGGCGCTGGTGAACGGCAGGGTTGAACTCAACTACAACCAGAGGCGTAGTGCTGTACTCATTCGTCCCGTCCTTCGGGATCCCAACCAGCCTGACAGAGAGCGTAGCCGTGGTGGCGAGGGCTGAGTGGTCGAAGTCGATCGTAGAAAGACCCGAATTCGTGTTGCCCTGATTGATCGCCGTAGCCGTACCCGTAGACGAAACGAGGTTCGTGTTCAGGCCAACATCAGCCTGAGCCGTCGCCCCGTCCGACTGAACGATGAAGAGCTGCGTGGGATCATCGTAAACGTAGGCATAAGCCTCAGTGTTCCCAGCGTTGCCCTGGTACCAGTTGCTCCACACGGGAGTACCAGTCGCATCGATGTAGCGGAAGCCAGCAAAAACGCCGACAGTGGAAAGAACAGAAGAAGCACCAGTGGGAGTCAGAGCGAGAGCGGTGACGTAACCAGCAGCTTCCTGAAGGGCGAGCCCTCCAGTAAACATGTTGTCCGTCTCCGCGTCCGCAATGGCATACTCAGTGAACCCACCGGAGCTACGTCCACCCGAACCGAAGTTATACGGTCGAAGTCCAAAAGACATAGTTATCTCCTTCGGGAACCACCACTAGCACTTCTAGTGATCAATCCCCGAAACGCACAGAGGAACGATTCTCCGCGAACTTCTTTACTCGCGGGTCATTCCCCTCATTCATATAATTCTCGTTCAGAGCACGGATCTGGCTGCGGATCTCGTCGTTGGCCATCTCCTGCATTCGCGCACCGATCGCGGCGTCGCGCTTGCAGAGGATCAGACCTCCAATGATGATCGCATCCTTGACCTGCTCAGCGAGAGGATGGTTGGCGTCCGAAAGGACATAGTCCAGCTCAGGAACTTCCTGGCGATGGACAGGGGACCAACCGGCTCGTCGAGCATTCGTGTAGTTGCGGCTATCGACCTCTCCGCGTGCCGTGATCCGAACGTACCGATAATCGATCCCATCTTGGGGATCAGGGGTCGGCAGCATTTCGGAGTTGAACATCGGATTGAAATCGATCTCCCGCTTCTCTTTTTCCCGAGAATGGTTCTCCCGAACATCGGAAGACCTAGAAGTGCGCGTAGTAGCATGATCAGCCATTGCTCTGCTCCTTGAGGAGCTGCTTGGCGTATTGCTCCTTGGTAAGCCCAAGTGCCTCTGCGAGAGCCACCTGAGTACGAGTTAGCGGCACGGTGCGCGGTCCTCGCCTGTGTCTATTTTCCCCAGGGGGAGTTCCACCTGAAGGGGGCGCGACCACGTTGGGAGCAGCAGAAGCCGCGGGCTTTTCCTTGCCACTGTTCTGCTGACC